GGCCCGAGTGATTAGGTCGGACCACCCTTCAACTGAAGGGCACCCAGCCTACGCTTGGAATCTGAGATGGATACGGTGGGATGACTCCCAACCGCCCATCACCATATCCGTACGTAGCACAAGCTAGCTGCACGTCAGGCTTCCAGTGATACCAGGGCAATGCCTCTGGCGACCACTTAACAGCCTGAATGTAGCGTATGCCAAACTTCCATTTCACTTTCCACCGGTCAGGTGAATCGTGAATGACAGCATCGCCGAGATCGGACGGCCCACGGCATCTCTTGAGTTGGTCAGGTAAACTGTCCACCCAAGGATGCCAAGCACGAAGATCAAGGCGACCAGCAAAGGCCGCCAGCTTTTCAGCGAAGCGACGAATGCCATTAATGTCTGGAAGTAGCTTCCACGGATCGTCATAAGGTTCCTTTATCGAATAAGGTCGCACATCAAAGCCGGTGTGGTAATCGGCTCCGCAGCTCTCCCTAAACGGGACTGGCCCCCAATAACTTTTCTCCTTGTTAAGGGAGAAACCGAAGAAGCGCAGCACGGATTCAAATCCGGGAGCTATATCATCCGGGAGGATGATGTCGTCCCCGTACACGAACAAGTCAGAGCCGATCTTACCCTCCTTACCACACGACCGCAAATAAGCAGTCGCAATGGCAGCGAAGATGATCGTCTCCAACTCAAACGTGAATCCGTTACCCATGCTCGAGAACTTCTCGAGCTTGCGCCACCCAGGAGTGACCCCATACCCTTCGGGTATGTAGGTCATTTTACTACGCACACTATCTAGTGCACGAAACCAGCGCGACGGTAGCAGCAGCCTAACCAACTGCGTGCTAACGGTATCGCTTGCATTAGAGAGGTCGAGAGTAGCAAACTCTCTCAACACAGAGTTCTCCTTCGCCACCTGGCGATGGATATCCTGTGCTCTTCCCAGATCCCAACCGGTCGCGCTTCTCAGGCGCTTCCTTAGAGATTGACCGTAGCCCAGCTGATAATAGACATTGATTGACGGTTCAACCGCAATCGAACGATCTATTAGAGCAGTCTTAGGCACCGTTGCAAAACGGTTCCCACGGACAAAGGAAAGCTCTCCACCTCGTGAGGCGACAGATGTCGCCCACAAGGTTCCAACCCAATTAAGGAGATGGAACCCAACCGAGGAGGTTAGAGTCGGGTTACTAGTCATCTTATCCGGGACTGTGATCAGTTTCCCAATATCGGCGTAAGTCGACTTCGGCCCAAATCTCCCCTTCAGAGTATCCAGGGAGGGGGGCGCGGCACCAATCCATGAAAGGATAATTTTCCGGCACTGCCCGATAAAGGCATATACCGCTAGGTCCGAGTCAGCTGTGAGGTACACTGACTTTTCGAACCCAGATAACCTTTCATTAGTCTGGTAGCACTGCTTCTCGCCTGCTAACCATTTCGCAATGGTTGGCGTTACGCGATCAACGCCAGGAAGATCCATCTCGAGCTTGCGCAAGAGTTGGGTTGCCTGACAATCGCGAAAATAGGCTTCCGCAGTAAGATAATGACCAGGCTCGGGAGGTTTTAGCTCCACAATCGCCTTCCAGTCGCCATGTCTCAACAGTATCGCTACTGCGAGACTACGCGCTGTGCCGATCTGCTCCATAACAGGAAGCAGGAGACGCAAACTGAGGTTTAGCGCCTTAATGACCATTTAAACGCTCCTTGGGGTGACTAGCCTCGGGGAGCGTAGCCCGCTTGGGCCGCCGACTTCGTCAGCGAGGCTGCCACCAGGTTGAAAGCCTGGGCGACAGCCTCGTTGATTTCAGACGACGGGATGCCTTGCGGGACGGTCATGGTGCCGCTGAACACAGTCGAATCCTTCGACGAGTAGAGCGTCGTGGTCGAGTCCTGGGTCGCGTACGGCCGGGTGATCTTGAAGATCACCTGCCGCGCGGTCTTCGGACCGTTCCACTTCGTCTGCAAGACGAAGACCGGGCGGAGTCCCACGGGGAGCCCCGCAACCGCACCCGTGTCTTGGCGCCAGACGGCCGGCGAGGAGTCCCCGCCGGAGCCGCTGATGGCGTCGTACACGATGTCGGTCGTACCGTCATTCTTTTTGACGGTGATGTTTGCCATGGCAGGCATGAGCTAATCCTTGATTGGATGGGTTTATGAAATGGTACTACCCGTGCTTCGGCGCATGAATGTCGTCCCACAGGGTATAAGCCCGAGGGTTCCGACGCATGCGCTGAGGCGTCACGTCAGCATTCCTCCCCAGCCCTTGGGCCAGGAGGGAAGCAGCAGTGACGCCACGAGAAAGTGACCATTGCTTCGGGATCTTCATCGAGGGCGCATAGAGGAAAGCAGGCCAACCGGCACGCCGGTTAGCTATCACATGTTTTCCACTGATAACCTGGATCTGCGGAGAGAATTGCGGGGCCGGTAAAGGCCTCGGAAAAATCTTACAGTCCCTGGTCCAGTCGATCACAAACTTGCGTCCATGGTACTGACCCGTAACAGTACAACCTAGGAAATCGGTAAACCGCCTTAAGCAGTCCCCAACATCCACGAACCAGTCCACCACGAAAGAGAAGGGAACAAGTTCCCAAGCCACTGAAGCAGGGTTGGTCAGACCACTGATCTCCAGCATATTCAGGTTCGGATTCGTGACAGCAAACTCGGCCCCGATGTAGAACACGCAATTATGTGCAAGCACCGTTTTATTGGTGTTGTACGGCGGATCTACACTAGAATCGAGCTCTTTGACGTACGAATCTTTAACTGATCCCTTGTAGTGGAACGCCGGCAACGGCTGGGAGAGGATCTCCATAGCCGTGTACACATCTTTCACTAAGGGTTCCCACCCAAAGTGAAACTCTAGCCAATTCTGGCCGAGTGTCTTGAAGATAGACGCTCCTCTCGGAACATACTTCTTCTTCAACAGACGCGCTGCACCTCCAAAGTCGCCTCTAGAGATGGCTTTCGCAGTGCCGAACAATGTAACACAGGAGTCCACAAGCATCTTACGAGTCTGGTTGTACTCGCCAAGGCTTGCCCCAAGCTGCAACGTTTTCTCATTGACTTTCTCCCGCATCTTCTCATAAGCCGCTTTGTAATTGGCTTCTGAATAAGCGCCGGGGAAATAGTCATGTTGATCCGTTGCGCCATAGGCGGAGATGTAGTGTCCAATCGTTTGGGCCGTACTATACTGGGAAAAATAGTCCAGAGGGCGATCGACGGGTTTTGCCTGTCGATAACCATTCCGGGCCATGTACCAAGTATAGATCTGGCCGTTATGCGATTGTTCACTAACATTAACCCCTGGTGTGATTGGCAGAGCCAAAACACAACCTCCTTTCTGTGAATTGCGGTTTCCGCAATGACACAGCGCCGCGTTACAGCGGCGGCCCTTGCGGGCTAGAGAGTATGGTCCCCCTCCTCTTCATC